TCAGCTCTAATGGTTGGATGTCAGACTCTTTAAGATTAAAGAATGCAGTCAACATCTTACCGCTATTAATCTGACCCATGGTCCTCCTCCAATATCTATTGTATAGATTGTTATCGGTTAGGCTTGCAGGTTGGTAGTAGTAGAATGAACACACTGAGAAGTTTAGATCCCAAGTAGGGTTGAGTGGGTTATCGAAGTGTCCAACGTATGGGTAAGTGGTTACACCTGTCATACCGGTAGTACCATAGTCATAGATGTGGTATGGTGAACAGGTACTCAATCCTATCTCAGCTGTACTGTCGTACATGATACGCAAGTTAGTCTTAGGTGCTTGTCCTGCAATCATGCCAACGTATGCACCGAATGGGGTACGGATGATTGGTGTAGGACCAAACAATACAGGCTTAGTGGTTACATCCTTGACATACTCGTTGTCAAAGACTACCTCTGCTTGTCCATAGATTTGATTGGTAGCTGTGGTGTATGTAGCATTAGGGCTGTCCGTATCAGGTGAGTAGGTTAGTATTACTCTCTTACTTGTTAGCTCAGGTAGAAATGACAATGCCTGCTCTTTGTCCTTGGCTAGTAGGTGAGTCCAGTTCACCTCTTTACCTGCATCGTAGTAGTCATCCCTATGGATGAGGTTGAGCTGATTAGGTTGAGTCTTATCTACATCCGCATAGAGATTGTACATGTTAAAGATAGCCTTAACAAAGTCATTCTGCTTTATCTTTTTAGGCACGTAGTCATTCACATCAATAGTACCACCGATGGCCACAATGTTATTGGATGGGGTAATGCTGATGTCAATGTTAGTGATCACTGCCTGTATCTTAATCTGACCCGATGCACATGGAGTTCCTGAAGCTGAGCCCGTTCTCCATAGTGGAGCTTGAGCATTAGTAATAGGTGTTAATATCTTTGGCACCTTAATAGCTAACCTACCTTGAGAGAGTTGTGGTAAGTTCTGAGCAGTCAAGGCCATAGTGCATACAGCTGTTTGACTTAATACTGTAGTAGTACCATTAGGTATTGAGGTAGGAGTCTGAACTGCATAGGTAACCGTAGCACTGTTGTTAAGTGGTGCAGGGTTGGTGTATAGGTTGACAGTGTAGCACACAGTACCATTCTGAGTTAGTGCTAACTGAGGTTGATAAAAATTAGGTGATGAGATACCATTCATCCCTGAGTACAATGTCACACCTGATGAGTTGACTAATCTTATCTCGTATTGTATCTGCACATTGTAGTCATACTGCTGTGCGTTATTTGAGCTGATGTTGAATGGGGTGCTGTACACTCCAGTAACAGGATTGTATATGTTTTGAGGGTCCTCAGTCTCAGTCCATCCTGCTATGGTTTGTAAGTTTTGAAACTCAGCAGACCCTGCAAAGAATGTACCTGTGTATGTGTTAGGTCCTGCATTAGCCTTGACCGTATAGTCTGCATAGTCAAAGTTATCCGTATCCCCATTGTATGGAATGACTAGCTTGTCAAACTTATCATCCACCAAGTCAGGCCAACTGTATGTAAACCCTGCACCTTGAAAGATACGGTCAAAGTAAGTCTTGGCAAATATAGCAGGCTTGAACTCCTGAGTGCTGTAGAACGCATCACCACTACCAGGTAGAAAGTATTTGAAGCCATCCACCTCAGTGTTGGTAAACCTGTTCACCACATTGAACGCATCGTATGTATGGTTGAGGTCACTGAAGTCTATATCGGTTAGCTCAAGGTTATTAATGGCTGTAAAGAAATCTGCCTTGCTTTCCTTGACCAATACCTCATACTCAACATGCTCCTCATACTGCTCAGTGAGCTGTACCTTTTTAATGGCTGTGAGCTGTAGGCTAGCGTTCTCCATGACAGGTATTCCATCCTGGATAACTGAGCAGGTAGTTACTGCATTGATGTCAAAGGTCCCTGCTTGAATGTTCACATCGTAGTAGTGGTTGAGCAGGTTATTGTTATTCTTACTGCCTACCAATACAATGGTCTTAGAGAAGTTACCTTTCCTTTGACTAATATCTCTGATGTCTCCTACCTGAAATGTCAAAGGGAATGAAGTACCCTCCTTAACATCAAGGTATCCTGTTGCTAGTTGTATCCTAACCATTGACCATGTCGTTGTTAGCAAGCTTGATTGTAATGCTTTGCTTGATTAGATTTTTATTCCGTTGCTTGTAGTACTCATAGGTAGAGTTCACTATATTGCAGCTGATATACTCAGTGCTCTCTGGGATGTCGCAGCTCTCATCGTAGTTGCTTATCTTGAAGTATGTGTAGGGTGAACTGATTAGCTCAGTGAAGTAGGTAGCCATCTCCTCAGTCATCCAATCAGTATTGAGGTCAATGGTTTCCTCCACTGTTACATAGCTGTTAATGTACCCTCTATCTATCAGGTCATAGGTCCACTCAGTGCTAGCTATCTTGCCGAGTACATCCATGTTGTACTGTTCACGCTGAACTGTTCCCCTTTGGTATGCTCTACCTGTGAATGCAAAGCTACCCCATGAGCCATAGCGGTCAAGGAAGATGATGCTGTACTCTTGCTTCTGTGTTCTACGATCTATGTTAACTCGGTAGGCTTGAGTTACCTGTGCACCATTGTGCTCATAGTAGTACTCATAGTATTGAGTGGTAGGCTTAATCAATGGCAGTGTGCCTGAGACTACAGTCAAGGTGCCTGCGTTGTTAGGACCTACCGCATTCCCTGTTATGTGGTCAGTGGCTCCGACACTTTTTCTCAACACATCACCCCCATCATTAGTGAATACTATCCTGTGCGTTCCTCCAGGTATAGCACCATAGACTGCGTTCATCCATAGGTCTTGGGATAGCGTAGAGTAAAAGTTGGTAGCAGGGATGGAGGTAAGGAACTTGTCAGTGTTACTGCTCAAGTCATAGTTATTCTCATCCCATGATGGCCATTGAGTCCAAGGTAGTGCACCATTGAATACAAAATTATTCAGGTCATCAATGATATTGTATGTGGTAGTTTTTCTACCATCTGCATAGGTGATGTCAACATCCTTGTTAGCGTTGGTGATGGAGCTCCAAAGAAAGTTAATAACAATGGATGTAGGTGTAGCTACTAGCACAGTGTACAGTCCATCAAGGTTAGCATTCACTCCGCCTAGCCCTGTTTGTGTCAAGACTATCTGATCACCTACCGCAAATGAGTTAGTACCATTCAGCTGTACTCTACCAATATAGGGAGCAGTTAGGTACTGAGTCATGGCTGAGGTGAATGAGGTAGTAGTTAGATACTCCTCACCTACCTTGAGGTCATACTTGTAGTGACTGTTAGGTGCATCATACACTGTGGTGTTGGTAGGGAATAGGTCATAGCTTACATAGGCTTGAAGTAGCTTAGTTAAATCTATCTCACCATACCCTGTAGAGTAAACAGGGAGCACCCTGTACTCAGCTATCTGAGTGGCAGTGCCTGACTCATACACCTCAAAGATATACTTAAACCCTGCTAGGTTTTTATTGGTGCTGTCGTAGATATACTTGACAGGGTTGTATGCTGGAGTGAGTCGCTGAGGTGCAGCCTTTAATGTCATTGCCATACCTATATTATTCTATGCAGGCAAAGTGTTTCTAAAATGCGTAGTACACATCATCCGAATAATACTGCTGCTTAATGTGAGTAGTGGCATACCTGATTGCATCCATGGCATCATCGAATAATTTAACCGGCTCATCTGTTATAAAGTCCCCTACCTTTTTCCATTTGTAATTCTCATACTCTCTCCTTAATGCCTTATCATCTTGGCAGAACACACCAAAGGTCTTTAGGTTGTCAATGCCTTTCTTTACCACCTTGTTAGCATTTATTACATCATATCCTGCATTGTTCATCTCGGCTATAATCTCGGGCCTTGAGTAATCAGCTAAGATACTAACATTCTGCTCTATACCTAGAATGTTTAACTTCTCTATGAGCATGGTAGTGGTGAGGTAACTCTCATAAATAACAGGCTCTACATAAATATCTTTGTCACACCAATAAACTCGCATGAGTGCTGTGGGGTGATTGTATCCAAAGTCTAAGCCATATACGTACTTAACAAACTTAGTAGGCCTATGAGGTATGAATGACCAATTAGAGTAGATGTTACTCTTGCTGATTGCTTTCTCACCTAGGGCATAGATTTGATACAGTGCCTCATCCGTTCTCTTGAGGTCCTCTATCTGAG